GATTTGGTATCCCACTTGACCTCGAAGTAAACCTTATCGTTTAACTCAACGATATCCCAGCCGGGCTCCTTGCCCTTTGACTGCTCGTATGTCTTTAGGGTTTTGTCCCCCATGAAGTTCATCCAAGCAAGCTCTATCCTGTTGCCGAACTCAAGGTCTTTACGAAAGCTGCTCGCCATCTGATTCTTCTATGTATTCTTTGAGGGCAGACTTCATCGCTTCAAGTTCCAAGATTACCAGCTTCTTGTACTTTCTTACGTTGTCTAGCGTTTGTTCCCAACTCGTAGTTGGTGCACCCTTGTTATCATGAAGCTGCTCGTACAGCTCCGTAGTCAACCTCTGTATCTCCTGAGTACAGTAGCTGTAGAGCTGACTAAGTTTTTGCTTCTCCATTGATGTGGTTTAGTATGATTGTTATCGCGGCATCTATTTGTTTTTTGTTTTTAGGGATGAAAAGCATGTAGTCATCCATGTCATTGTCTGACATGTACTTTAAAAACAGCTTCCACCTTAAAGGAAAAGTGTGTTGTGACGGAACCCAACCCTTCGTCTCAATAATGAAACGATTCTCATGGCTAACAAAGTCTGGAGTGTACTTAATCGAAAGCACCACCTTGTTTGTCGCATCAGTCATAACATCCTTACCCCGTGTAGACTTATGATAAACTCCGGGATACCTAAACGAGTCCATCAACTGAAATGTCTCGCTCTCGTATCCGAAATCAATCTTTGATTCTTTCAGCCTATCGTAACAATAGGTCTCAAGAGTTGACTTCAGTTTTACTGAACCCCTATTGAGGTCTTTGCGCTTCCTCCCCTTTGTTGGTCTTGTTAAGTTCTTCCGGCGTTTAGCCATGCCCTAAAAGGTACGGTCAGAAGTGCTCTTGTTTGCCAACAAGTTGTTCACCAAGGGATGTGAATAGCTTTTGGTTAGGTGCGTGCATGGAGAATCCGCTCTGTGTTGAGTTCAATTCAAAAATCATTGGCTGCGCGTAGGGAGTAGGCTTGCCACCAGTGTCCACCTCTCGAACCTTTCGAACGTGCATCTCAATACACCTGCGCTGGAGAACATCGGGGTGCTGAATCTTTCTGTGTAACGTGATGAAGCAGTCACTACGATTCACCCACTTTCCGCCATGCTCAGTATCCTCTGCGTAAGGAGCGACTTGCAAACCGTCATCGCCTTTCCTGCGCTGGCTCTCAGTAATGCTGTGAGCGTTTACCCATACAGCTACATCCATGTTGTTGCTGAATGTCAGAAACTCTGACGCTGCCTCATAGTGATACTCGTGAGGGCCGACCCCACGGTTAGCACTCATCTCAATCTTAAGGCTGTTGTATGGGTCAACAAACAACCCGTCAATCGGATTCTGTCTGTGCACCTTTTCACAAAACAAGATGATGTCCATGTAACTGTAGGTCTTGCTGTTGTCAATAACAACGAAGTGCTTCTCAACCCAGTCCCTAGCCTTCTTACGTTCGATGTGTGTGGTGCTACCAATTTTCTTATTGAGCGCAAACTGAACCAGCTTCATCTTCACAGCAGCAGAACGATTCTCTGAGCTGTAGATTACCCACCTCCAGTTGTGATGCATTGAACTTGCCACCATCATCCACAAAGCAAAGGTTGTCTTTCCTATGTTGCTGTGTCCATTAATCATGACAAACTCCTTCTTGAATACGAAGCTCTCATCCATGAACTGATTGCCTGTGCTAAGACCCAAGGGTATCTTACCGTCCACATACTGCTCAATCCAATCGTAGTCGATGTCGTCACTGCTGATAAAGGACATGTCCCCATCGTTCAGCTTCATGTCCCTCTTAATCTTCTCCTCGCTGTTAATGACCTCGCTAATCGGTAGCTTCTTTCCGTTCGCTATACCGTCGCTGATGGTTAACAAAGCCCCTTCCAAATTGTCAATGTCCCGCTTCTGAATCTCTCTTTCGAGTATCCAACGAGCAACATCTTCTTCAACAATACCACTGGCAATGTACCCACCCATCAAACTAGAGGCTTTGACAAGAACGTTGTGCTTCTCTCCTTCCTCCGCCTTGCGTATCATAGCTGCTGCTATGTTTATCTTATTGAAGTCAGTCCTCCCAGACAAGTCTTTAACAACCTGATTCTGAGAATGCTCCGACATCATGCCACCATACCTCTCGTACTCAGCCTTGACAACGATGTCTGGGTCGTATGACTCAAAGCACGCTCGGCTTTCATTCTCTCCGGTGCTGTCTAACTCAAGGCCGTACTGCTCATCGAAGTATTTAATCAGTGAGCGGTAGTGGTCACGATGTCTCTCCGTGTTTGTTATCTCTACTAGACCCTTAACTCCCTCACCACTGGGTGATGCCCAGCACGACATGATGTACTTGTCTCCAGCTAAGGCAGACTTAGTTCTTGTTACGTCAACATGGTCAAAGTCTAGGACTACCAAGCCACTGTGAAACTTTAAGCTGTCATCGCTTCGCTTGTTCTTCTCAAAGACTCCGCTAAAACATACCGCAGGTAGTTCTTGCTTAATAGACTTATCACCTTCCCTTATTAGCTCAACCTTTGGTTGGCTCTTGCCTTCCTTAATCCTCGTTAGAACTGTATCTAACGATGTTATTACTGCCTCCTGTGTGCGATAGATTGTCGGATAGATGGTTACCTTTTGATTGTTCATCGCGCAGCTGTTGTATCTGGTTCTCGTACCACTTCGCTTTCTCCATGTCCTGTTCCGTGCTGTTCCCCGGCTTGTTCCCTGCCCGCATGCGGTACTTGAAGGCGTTCATCTCGCAGAACGCGATGTATGAGTCTTTGCCCCAGATATCTATCATCATCTGCCACACTTGCTTGCCCCCCTTCTTGTAGTGTTCTGGGTTTATAGCGTCTAAGTCTGATTTGGATTCGGTCTTTGAAGGCTTCGAGAGTTTCGATGATGCCTTTGATTGTATCAATTTGCTCATGAGGAGAAAGAAAGTTTTGAGCCTCTAAATTTAAGTCCTCCTTCTTAAAGGAGTCTAGCTTTTCCAGCACGATTCGAGAGGCTGTTTCGAAGTACGTTCTGTATTCAGGGCTTGAGACAAAATACATCTCATGACTCTGCTTGTAATGATAGATAGTTGTCCTGTCTTTATTGAACAGGTTTGAACACACGCTGTGGTGAAAGAAGGCTGATGTAGCATTGGCAAAAGCTGCCCTTATCTCTACCTGCTGTCGTGTTCTTGAGTTGTTTGGTTCTGCACCGATAGCCTCGATGTAGGCTTGGTATGTTTGTCTGAAGATGTCCATTGAAATAAAATTTTGTACTCCCGGCAGGACTCGAACCTGCAACATTCACCTTAGAAGGGTGATGCTCTATCCAGTTGAGCTACGAGAGCATAGCGAGGGGAGCCAGAACAATTCACGAAACTGACTCCCCCCTTGCGGTCACGATGGTCTTGACCACTAATTAGAATGGCACTTCAGAAGTGCTTTGCTTATCTACCTTGCGTTGCTGTTCACCTTGACTATTAGGGTCATACACAGAGCAGAAGGCTTTCATCTTTCGATTGTCTTCTCGGTCTGGTACAGAGACTACATCAATGTAAACTCTACCCTTTGCAGTTGCGTACTGCTTCAAGTTGTCCAACTCCTCCAGCGTAAATGATACTCGCTGGTTTACTCGTGGGGATTCAGTGTATCCCACATACACGTTGCTGTTATCAGCCATGTCTAAAAAATTAAAAGGTTAATGTAAACTGCTTGTACCGGTTGCGGGATTGTACAACTCCCATAAGTCCTTCAGCGTACAGCCACATTAGGCGTAGCTTAGTTCTGTCCTGCTCGTCCATGGCATCAGCCAGTTCCTTGTAGGGCATCTTCAATTCAGTGATGGCATAGTATGCTGTAAAGCATCGGTCGGTGAAACCGTCCTTGCCAAAGTCCTTACACTTGGTAACGTCGATACCAAAGTGCAGGTTTGCTCGGTTGATTAACTCTTGTGCCTTCATTAGATTAATCCTTTGATGTAGAACGTCTCTGTCTCAAGGTTGTTGTCCAAGTATCGAGTAATTCTTTCTACTGCTTTGTCAAACTTCACCTTGCCATTCTCAATGGTTTCGTCACTGGCTTGGTACACACCGATGACGTAGGGATACGCCTTCTCTTGCGCCACCCAGTAGAACTTATCCAGACCAAGCACACTACAGTAGATGTAGGCTTGGATGTCGTACCCGTAGTCCCGTACTGCGTAACGGAATGCCGATAGGCTACGAGTGGTCTTGTGGTCGCTGATGTAGTCCTTGTTCAAGCAGTCCAAGAATCCACGTACAGGAACGCCTGAGATTTCTTTATTGAACTCGTGTTGGTAATCACCGATGAGGTACTCCTCCATGACACCAGTC